ACTTTGCCTGATTCACTGCGTATGTTTTGACTGAGTGAGCCCATGCCTTTGTTCTTTTCTTTGGATTCACTTCTGGCATCTTTGTTTCCTTCTTTGGTTTTACCTCGACAACCATAGTTCTTTTGTTTCCTTTCTTATCAATATACTTTAAAAAGAAATCTGGAAAGTAACGATGAACACGATTATCTATTGGAGAAAGATATGGAATCCAGAATTCCTCTGACTGCCATTCACTTACTGTCTCATTTAAGTCACAGTAATTCATAAATTTTCTTTCCCACAAAGACCTATAAATAATATTTCGGGGATCCCCTTTATACTTTTTAGGGTATCTTGGGTGATATTTTCCTTTATATGACATACATATATTATCAGGATCAATTTAAAAACTATTTAGATGGCAATAAAATCGGAAGACTTGTATCTTAGTATACCAAATGCGAGTCCAATATTTTCAAAACTTGCGATATCAAGTCAGTTCAAGGTGTCATTAGATCTTGTGCGTAGAAGTTCATCAGGGGATAATTTAGGATTATTTGATTACTTAACTAATTGTGGTTTATTTGAAGATACAAATTCCACAAGTCAGAAGTATGATTTCCTTTGTGCGTCTGCATCATTGCCTGGTTCAAACTTTAATATTTCAGAGGAGTTAGGTAGTCGTCAAGGAATGACAGAGAGATTTGCAACAAGAAGAATATATAACGAATTTGACTTAACCTTTTATATTGATGATGACTATAATGCACTACGTATGCTTGAAGAATGGATGAACTATATCAATCCAATTTATAATGAGACTAATGGTAGATATGATGGAAATCAATCAAGTCAGTCAAATGCGTATCAAGAAAGAAATTCATATTCAAGATTTAGATATCCAGATGATTATCGAAGAAAGATAAGAATTACCAAATTTGAAAGAGATTTCTTACAAAATCCAAATGATAAAAATAATACATTTAAAGATATGCCACTATTGACTTATCATTTCATAGACACATTTCCTGTTAATATTAATGCTGTTCCAATGTCTTATGATGGAAGCACATTTTTACAAGTCACAGCCGTGTTTACATATCTAAGACATACGATTGAGAAACACAGTAACTTGCAGCAATCAGTGAAAGAAGCAACATTTAATGAACAGTTAGGTCAGGTCAATCCAATTAAACCAAGAAGGTTTGTAAATGAAGTAGCAACTACTTCAAGTAGTGTTATGCCAACTGCACCAGTTGGATACGTAAGTGGTAAACCATATTATGGGCCATTCCATTCACATGTGAAAGAAGATGGAACGGTAATCAAAATGGTTGGTGCGGAGCACAAATCTGAACCACATCCTATAATATATGATACAATAGGAGAGAGTTTACCAGGTGGATCTACAACTGGCCCAACAATAACGGAGACAAACCCACAGACTGAAACACAAACCACTGCTGGTGAAGGAACATCTCAAACAACTGAAACCACTGAAACATCTGGAGGTGGAACAACAACAACTGATACCACAACCACTACTACAACTACAGATTCCTCTGGATCAACAAGTTCAAGCACCAGTTCCTCAAGTTCAAGTTCAAGTTCTTCCTCTTCTTCTTCTGGTTCAAGTTACTATGGTGGTGGATCTAGTAGTTATTACGGTTACTAAAACCCTGCTATATACAATACTGAATAAAATATTATGCCTTTACCAAAAATAGCGACCCCGACTTATGAGTTGGTTTTACCATCTACTGGAAAAACAATAAAGTATAGACCTTTTCTTGTTAAAGAAGAGAAAATATTAATTCTTGCATTAGAGAGTGAAGATCCAAAACAAATTACAAATGCAATCAAAACTACTTTGAAATCTTGTATTAGTACAAGAGGAATTAAGGTAGAAGACTTACCAACATTTGACATTGAATATATTTTCTTGAACATACGTGGTAAATCTGTTGGTGAATCCATAGATGTTTTGGTAACTTGTCCAGATGATGGTGAAACACAAGTTGAACACAAGATCTATATTGATGAAATACAAATTGAAAAGGATGAAAAGCATAGTCCTGATATTAAGTTAGATCAATCTTTAACTTTGAGAATGAAATATCCTTCACTCAATGAATTTGTTAAAAATAATTTTAATATATCTGATGATAATACACTTCAGGCATCAATGGATATAATTGTATCTTGTATTGATGTGGTTTATAGTGAAGATGAATCTTGGGCCGCTGCTGATTGCACAAAAAAAGAATTAGATGAATGGTTAGGAACTTTAAATACTAGTCAGTTCAAAGAAATCGAATACTTTTTTGAAACTATGCCTAAGTTGACTCATAAAGTAAAAGTAATGAATCCGAACACAAAGGTTGAAAGTGAAGTGACGTTGGAGGGTCTGACAAGTTTTTTCGGTTAAGTATGTCTCATATCACTCTTGAGTCATACTTTAAACTTAACTTTGCTTTGATGCAGCACCATAAATATTCTTTGACCGAAGTTGAAAATATGATGCCTTGGGAAAGAGATATCTATGTTGGATTATTGAATCAGTATATTGAAGAGGAAAATTTAAAAGCACAACAAGCGAGTATGTAAATGATTAAACCGAATATTGCACCTAGAAAAATAACTGGAGCTGCAGCAACAGGTTTATTTTCTGCTGCAAAAAGTAGTATTCGGAGAATGGAGAATGTAACAAAAACAATATCAAAATCTCCATCTTTAACAAAAGAAGAAAAGTTAGGAATAAATTATGTTCAGTTCTTTGGATCGAAGAAGAATTCAAAAATATTAAAGAAAAGTTTGAAGTCAATAAGAGATTCTTTAGTTGCAACATTTGCAATAGCAAAACTATTGAGATCGGAAGTATCTAAAAACGTAAAACTAATAGGAGAGAAGACAAAAGGAAAGAGGGGTTTCTTTGGACTTGGACTTGGTGGAATACTAGGTATATTTAATTTGCTGACAAATCCAATTGTTCTTACAGTATTAGGTATTGGTGCAGGCCTTGCAGGTGGTTCAATATTACTTACATTTTTATATGCTAATCGAGATAAAATAATTAATTTTTTCATGGATAAAGCAAGAGGTCTATACGATTTCTTAATGAATTTTGTGTCGAATGTTGTGGGTGATTTTCTGGGAGATAGAGTTAAATCACCTGAATTAAGAAACGTTGAGATAGAGAGTGAAGAGAATATCCGAAAAGATAAAATTGAACTTATGAAAGGTGATGATGGTCTTTCAGCAAATGAAGCTCAGTTTCAAGCAGTTGAAAATGAAATTACAAATCTTAGAAATCAAATATCTGGATTAGAATCAAAAGAAGGTAAAAATACAAAAGAGAGGAAAAAATTAAAAGCATTAAAGGCTAGATTAAAAGAATTAACAACAGGCGAAGTTACCACAGACGTATTAAGTAAAAACTTTTTCAAGATTCCAAATCCTACAGAATATCTGTTTGGTGATAAGATTAGATCATCATTAAGGAAAGAACCAGTATTCCCTTTAACAGAATATGCGAGCCAATCCAATGCAGAAAAATTAAAAACTATACAATCTATAACTTCTAAATTCCAAAGACAAGGTAACTCACTCGATACAATTAAACAAGTTTATGGTAGAGCTCTTAAAACAAACAAAACATTTACAAAGGATGGAAAAGAGAAAGATTTAACTGATGATCAGAGAATTTTTGCAATTGATATGGTTAAACTTGCAGATCAACTCCAAGCAGGTGGAAATAATAGTTCTGCTGTAGATCCAAAAACATTTACACCGTCAAATGTAAATACAAAAATTCCTAGTTCATTTAAAGAAAGTAGTAGTTCTGGAACCACTAATTCTGATACTAGTGGAACAAATTTATCTGGTGTGCAGAATCCAAATATAAAACAAGGAGTTGATCTTGCTTCACAACCAGTTTCTGCAAATAGTGCTCCATCATTTAAAGACATTATTAATTTCAATCCTGACAATGATTTTATAGAATACAATGCTTCCTTACTTAATATCTTCGCATAATTATGTTTCAATCACCACTAAAGACTGTTGCAGAGAAGATCAAACCAACTGATAATAAATCATCTGTATCTTCTTTAAGGTTTGATAGATCATCAGACTTTAAAAAATTTATTAAGTTTATCAAGAACGAAACCGAACAACTTGAAAAAATAAAATTACCAACAACTACAGAGATCAAAGGTCGTGGTGGATCTAAATTACCAGGTGCTGCAGGAATTCTTGGTATTGGACTTTTTGGATTAATTGCTAGTCTCTTTGGTGGTGACGATAAGGGAGATAACAAGTTTAGAATCGGTGGAGCTGGAGCAGGTGATATCCCTACAGTTCCACCTTTGGGTTTGGGAAGTGTCATAAGAAAGACTCCAATAAAACTAACCACACCAGGAGGAATAGGTACACTTACAACGAGACCTACTCAAACAAAAACGCAAGCACAAGATGAAGCGTATATCAAACAACAAAAAAAAGAAAGACAGAAAAAAATTAAAAATATTGTAAAAAAATATGAAGTAAGATTTGCAGAAGAATTTGATATGATTAGGACAGTGGAATTAGAAGATCTCAGATTAATATATGGGGAAGAACTTTCAGACATTGAACTTGAAAAAAAATTTTTAAATGAGAAACAAATAAATCCTGATACTAAAAAACCATACAAATCGTTAAATGAAAAATTAATAAGAGAAACAAAAAGTTTCTTATTGGATTTTGAGGGATTAGAGGATCCAAGAGATTTAGCATATCAAAAAGAAACAATAAAGAATCTTAAGATAGATCAATTGCTTAATAAAATTGATGAACCATTAACTATGGATGATATAAATCTTCTCAAAAAATTAGTAACTGATACCGATCCATCTAGTCAAGATGCTTTGGAAGCTTTAGAAATACTAAGATCACCTGAGGCTCAAAGTATTGTCAAAGAGGATAAGTTTCAAAAAATTACTGGAAAGACCACTCCAAAAGCATCCAAAATATTTGGATTTACACCAAAGTATGCTTTGGATGATTTCTTTACAGGTATTGGAGAAAAAACCAAAGGGTTTAGAGATTTTATGTCTCGACCTTTTACGAAAGGTAAAAAACCGACAGGATTTGGAAAAGCACTGATGCCAGCTGTGGGTTTTGGTAGTAAATTTTTAAAGTTTGGAGGATTTGGTCTTGACCTTTTCTCAGCTGTCTTTGCTGCTGCTGAACTGATAGATGGTTTTATAGTTGGAGATAATATACTTACAGCGTATTATGATTTAGGTGTGTCAATTCATAACGCATTTGAACCAGATAAGACTAAGTTGATGTTTTATATAACGAAGTCAAGAAATGCTAAAAAGAATGCTTTTACAGATAAGAAAAATCAAGAAATACTACAGCAAATCAATGAAGCAAAAAAATTACGGGTAAATAACAACCAAGTTTCTGCTCAAGAGGGATCTAGTGGTATTGTCCCATTTGCAAAATCAGTATCCTCATCACCAATGGGAATTACTATGGTACCAACGATATATAGTTGGAAGTTCATAACCGAAAAATTATATAAACAATAATGGCACTCGCAGTATCAGCACTCAAATATAATTATGTTTCAATTCAGAATCCTAAGTCTGAGAATCCTGCAATTGATTTGACAAATCATTTAATACAAACTGAATATTTTGAGGATTTACTTAGTCCAGTGGTTACAATGACAATGAGGATAAGATCTGAGTTTGATTACATTGGAAGAGTTCCGATTCGTGGTGGTGAAATGATTGCATTTAGTGCAGAAGTCGGAGGAACAACTTTTCAATTTGGAGAACTTGATGGAAGTGGAAATATAATTCCCGACTCAGGAGAACTATATGTTTATAAGTTATCAGATTTAAGTGCACCTTCACAAGCACAGGACTTTGTATTAAACATAACCTCTGTTGAATTTTTTAAAAATGAAACTTCAAGGTGTCAATTTAAATTTAAACCACAAACAATTGATCAACACGTTCGACAAATACTTGGGCCTCATGTAATGAATGTGAATCCAGATAAAATTCTGGATGAAAATATAGAGACATCAGAAAATACTTATACATTCATAGGTAATAATCGCAAACCATTTTATACAATTGAATGGTTATGTCCAAAAGCAATCACTAATTCTGTTCAAGGTGCTTCTGGTATTGGAACTACAAGTGGAAGTAGTAACGCACAAGGAAAAGGAACTGCTGGATTTTTATTTTATGAAAATAAAGAGGGATTTAATTTTAAGAGTGTTGAATCTCTAGTTCGTTCAACAACATTGAAAAGTAATAAGAAAAAGGCAGTTTATAGTTACGAATACAGAGGGTTTGGTGCAACTGGAAATCCATACAATACTGATGAAAATACAAATATAAATGTTTTCCATTTCAATAAATCAGTAGATGTAAGAAGAGCTTTAGCTGCTGGCCAATATTCAAACTTAACTGTATTTTATGATTCATTAGAACAAAAATTTTCTAAAATTGAATATAAAATGAGCAAGGAAGTGCAAAGTGAAAGTACACTTGGAGGTGATGATGAAAATGATGAAGAGAAAATGCCAACTCCAAAAGGACTCGAAGATCATACTAGTAGATTATATACTAGAGTATCAGATCACGGAGCTTTAGGAGTCGGTGAACTTGGATTGGAAGCGTCAGGAAGAGATCCAGTTGATCAGGCAAAGGCAATATCAAGATATAATGCTTTATTTTCACAGTCCTTAAACATACAAGTTCCTTGTAATACAAATCTTAAAATAGGTGATATAATACACTTAGAGTTCCCTAGATTGGAAGGAGGTGGATCTATGAAAATAGATAAAAGTATGAGTGGGAATTATTTGATATCAAGATTAAATCATCACATTCAACCAAATGCATCTTTTAGTTCTTTGAATTTAATTCGTGATGCTCACGGATATTCAACTGCTTATCCAGTTGATGTTTCACAGGCTGAAGATGATGCAAATCTTGTTCAACCTTTCCCAGTTCAATTAGAAAGTGGTCAATATACCACAACAGGATCTTATTCTGTTCTCCCTCTTGACGGAGTTTAAAATCTAAATTAGCACATAAATAATAATGTACATACTGTACATGGAGGTAAAAAAATGAAAAGCATAGAAGAACACATTGAACACGACAAGGAAGTTCTTGCCGATCCAACTACTTCTGAACCAATGAAGAGACATATGCTCGAAGAGTTACATGAACTCGAAGTATATGCAGATCATCATCACGATGAGATAGAAGCAGGTGATCATCACGATCCTAATGTCTTAGAATTATTCTGTGAGATGCACCCTGATGAACCAGAGTGTTTAGTATATGACGACTAATGATTGACCAGTTAGCAACTCTCGGAAAGGTTAATTCAATTGGAAGAGATGGATTTTTATGGTGGATCGGACAGGTCGCCCATAAAGATTCATGGAGAGAGGTGAATAAAGCCATTTCACTACGAGGGTTCAAAGGCAATAGAGTTAAAGTTAGAATCGTTGGGTATCATCCTTTTGATCCAGAAGGAAACATTCTACCTGACGAGGATTTACCGTGGGCAGAAGTTTTAGCAGACCCTTTTTCTGGAAACGGTCAAGGTGGTGTATCAAAAACTTTAAGTTTAGTTGGCGGTGAAATGGTTCTTGGTTTCTTCTTAGATGGAGAAGATGCTCAACAACCAGTTATAATGGGACTGTTTCCAAAGTATGATAATGTAAAGAATACTTTTACGGCAGCTGAAATGAAGTCTCGTAAAAGTAGTGGGTTTGAACCATTTGAAGCATATACGAGAGCAAACTTACAACAACCTGAAGCACCTGCTGCACATCAGACAAAAACTACTGTCAGTAGTAATAATGGTGCTGGTGAAGAGAATGGTAAAGAAAATATTGTAAGTTCATTTGCTGCTAATAATAAAGAAGTTAAACCAGTCAGTAGTGATGCGTTCACAAAGTATCAACAAAAAACAAATACTAAATCTCCAAACTGGACTCCTTGTAAGAATGATGACATCGGTAAGATAAGTCAAATAGTCGCTGATTTTATAGAGGTAACTAGAGGTTATGAGAATGCTCTTGATTCTTGGGCAGATCCTTTGACGAACACAATAATTGATATGCAAGCAGAATTGGATTTCGTAAAAAACCAAGTCTCTGGAATTATGAAAGGCACCATGAATGAAATGAA